ACTGCTTGCCGGTCTCGGTGCGGGGCTGATAAGTCAGTTTGTTGGCAAGCCCCACACCGGCGGCTTCGGCTTCCTGTGCACCCTGCTGCGTGCCATACTTGCCGCCCGTGAGCGCCTTGCCCACGCCGTACAACTGGCCGGCGGCGCCCCCGAGTGCACCGGTCACTGCCGATGCGCCCGCCTCCCCGAACCCGAGGATGCGGTTTGCGATGCTGTCGACGTTCGTCGAGGGCTGGTTACCGGGTGACGTCTCCGGCGGCAAGCGGTCGAGCGGCGCAGCGGGTGCGGTCTGCTTCTGGGCGCCGTACTTCTCCCACGGCGGCACGGCGGGCGAGCCCTCCGGAGCCGCCTGCGCGGCATACTTTTCCCAAGGCATCATTGCACACGCTCCCAGCTATTTGCGGATGATGGATCGCCGCCCTTGAACCGGTAACCGCTTTCCACGGCGCCGACTGCCGGGCCGCCGCTCGCGGGCTGCGGGGCCTTATTGCTTACCTTACCGGCTTGACGCACGCGATCCGCGAACATCTTCGACGTTTCCTGTGCGGCTTCTCCCTCTTTCTGAAGGCCAAGCTTCATCCGGTTAATCGCGGCTTCTAACTGCGGAAGTGTTTGCGCATCGTTGATGCGCGCGATGGTTTCGGCGCGTGCCGAGTCTGTGGCCGCGCCGCCGCCTGCCATCGCCTTGTTGAACTGCCCTTCAAGGTCGCCAAGTGCGTTCTTCAGGTCCACTACCGCCGGATCGCCCTGATAGTTCGCTAACACGTAATTGATTTTCTGGTTCAGGAAGGGTGAACCTGTACGGTACGTCTTCCGCGCAGCATCAAGTACCTGATCGGCCAGGCCGCCGGGGTTTATGATGGCTTTCTCTGACGTAGAGATATTCGCCTCGCGTTGAGTTGCTGTCCGCGCGCCGGCTTGCGCCGCCCGAAAATCGACCTGATTGCCGGCGATGTCTGCGCCGCCTGCCGAATCGAGTTTGGCGAGGTCGTTCATTACTGCCGCGCGCGCCGCGCGAGACTGCCCCGTCAGCGCGGTGGGGTCCCCCGACTTAACACGCGTAGCGAGAAGGCGCACCGCGCCTCCGGACAACCCTCCGCCGCCCACGGGGGCGGGCAAACCGTCCGTTCCTACCCTCCCGTTGTCTTCGGGCGGCGCTGCTACTCCTCCTGCACCTGCTCCACCGCCTCTGCCTGCTTTCTCGCGGCGCACGTCAAGATTACCTTGCGAAACGCCAAGCCGACCTTGCGCGGCAGTTTCCAGTGCGCGATCATGCTCAATGCGCTCCTGCGTCGAGGACTCCTGATTCCGCAACGTAAGCAGACGTATCTGGTCGTTAAACTGCTGCTGGGCTATTGCGGCTTGTTGCTTTGCTTGCGTATCGAGTAGAGGCATCAACTGACCGAGACCCGCCATCAGATCCGCGCCGCTCAAACCTTGATCTTTCAGCACCTTGATAGCGCCGTCGAGCGATAGTTGAACCGGAGGCTGCCCCTGCGGAGCGCCCTGTGCTGCCTGAGCCGGTTGCGGAGGCGCAGGGATGGCGCCCTGCGGCGCGACAGCCTGCGGAGGCGTGGCCGGCATAGGACGGAACGGAGGCAGCGGGGGGCGGCCCGCTGGAGGCATCTGACCGGGTTGCCCCGGCGGCAAAGGCACGCCTCCGCCTGCCTGCGGCATCGGTTGCTGCGCGGGCTGCGAAGCCTGGCCGGGGGCCGGGGGTTGCGGAGGGGGCGGCATCTGAGGCTGAGCCGCTACCTGACCACCGGCCAGCAGTTGCGGGAGTGCATTGCCGGCTGCTGCCATCGCTGCCTGCTGGCGTTGCCGGTCCTGTTGCGCCTGCTGGAAGGCCTGAAGCTGCATTTGCTGCTGCTGCTTCGCCTGCTCCTGCTGTTGCAGTTGCCCCTGATACTGAATGAACGAGGCGAGTCCGCCGAGTCCGGCCATGATCGCTCCTTACATCGTGAAGCCGTAGCTGCTATTCATGCCGCCACCGCTGTAGTACGGGCTGGTATTGAAATCCGCGCCGCCATAACCGAGCGAGCTTTGTGCGCCGTAGGGGCTACTGAACAGGCCGCCGAGAGCGGATTGCACCTGTGGGTTGCTACCCAGCCCTGAGATACCTTGCGAGACCAACGCGCCGGCGGCGCCCGCACCCTGCGTCGCGGACTGGTAAGGCACGGATTGCGCACCAGCGCCATAGTTCAGGTACGGAATGATCTGGCTGCTGATCGCATTCGCGGATGACAACGGCCCCTGCTCCAGCCCCGAAGCATACTGTCCGGCAAGCTGGCCGGGGTATGAGGCCACGCCCTGCGCGGTCTGGTACGGCAACTGGCCGCCCTGTAGCGTGTACCCCGCACCCGCGCCGCCGAGCGCCGCCCCCTGCCCTGCAAGCTGGCCCGCCTGCCCCGCAGCCTGTCCGTATCCCTGAAGCCCTTGCAACTGGCGTTGAAGCTGCTGATTCTGCCAGTCGATATTGAAGTTGCTCAGTGCCTGATTTGCGACACCCGCACCAGCGGCCGACGATCCAAGCCCATACATGCTGTTGGTGGTACCGGTCTGGTCCTGCAACTGCTGGACCGTGCGGTTATAAAGCGCGTTCTGCGGATCAAGGGCGGTCTGGTAGACCTGCTGCCCCGCGTTGAGCAGCCCCTGCTGTGCGCCAAAGTTCTGGTCGGCAGCGTTGATAAACTGGCCGCCAAGCGCGCTGTACTGCTGCCCTGCGGTATTCGCCGCGTTCTGGTACGCGGGCGCGTACTGATTCTGCGCGTTCAGGCCGCCGGACAGCGATTGCTGGTAATAGGGAAGCGTCGTGCTGTTCAGCGTGCCCTGGTTACCGATCTGCTGAGTCAGGAGGTTCTGCCACGACTGGTCGGCGCTGCCGAGCCCCGTGGGCGTGTAGTACGAATTGCCTCCGCCCGAGGTTCCGGGAGCCAACAGGCTGGACGTAGCCGCGCCCGCGATACTTCCTCCGACTGCTGCCGCTACGCCCCAAGGCATGATCTACTCCTTCATTATGGTTTCCGGATCGGCAACGCTCTCCGCGTGAATGCACAGCCACGTGATATCGGTTACTGCCGTGATCCGGTGTTTCTGTCCTGCCTTCACTTCAAGCACACACGGCCCTTTCAGGTGATGCAGTTCGCCGTCGATGTCCATGATCGCGACACCCCGGCACAGGACACTCAGATGGTCGTAATCGTGGACGTGCTTCTCGACCTCGCGACCCATCTCAAGCGTCTGCTCCCGCGCGTACACGCCTCCGGCGAAGTGGTGCTTGATCATTTCTCGCACCTCAGGCACACGATCAGCGTCATGCGGTCGTCCGGGCCATCGTTCACGACATCGTGCTCAATTGTGTTGTCGAAATACCAGACCTCGCCAGGAGCCATCGCTACGCGCTCCTCGCCCACACGGTTCACGCACTGCGGATTGGACTGAAGCACGACATACAATTTCGTATTGTAATACGTCGCGTGCCAGCCGCCATCCACGTGCGGCGCGATGCTACCGCCGGCCGGTATGCGGGTGATCAGCACGCCGCCCAGGCGCGTCGCCTGAACGCGGGCCATCATTCCGTAGACCAGCGGCCGCGCGCTCGGCAGCGCGAACCATTCGGGATAGAACACCGATTCGTGCTCGTCGTTGAACGTCGAGTAGTCCCCGGACTCCCTGAACGGCTTCTCGTCGTTGTAGCGCAGCCAGATGTCGTCCATCTCGCGGTGGGCGGGCAGATCCTTGCGGAACCCGCGCCGGTTCCACAACTTGGGCTGCCGGGCGATTTCAAGGAGAAGCGGCGCGGTATCGAGACCGGCCGCTATTTTCACCATGTTGCGCATTACAGATCGCTGAACGTGGCGTGCAACCACTGGATGAACGACGACAGGATGCCGACGTGCGCTACGAGCGTCGGATTGCTGGCGACGACCGGCGCAGCAGTCAGCGCGGCCGCGCCAGCCGCAGCCGCGACGACCGGGCTACCGCCGGCGGCCAGCGACGACTCGACGGCGTTCGCGGTCGATTCAGCCGCCGTCAGCGCGCCCGTGGCTTCGGTCACGATGGCCGATGCAGCGGGATCGACTGCCGAGGCGATGGTAGCGGCGACGGGCGCCAGTTCGTTGGCGATGGCTTCAGCGGTTTGGGTGATACCTTGGACGTCCATTTCAGGTTTCCTTTTGGGCAGAGAAAAGAGCCACCAGGTAGTGAACGCCAATGGTGATCAGCGTGCCGATGGCGGTGGCAACATCAGCAGGAAGGGTTATATGGTACAGCCCTAGCGCGTACGTGAGGATGACAATGATCGCGAAAGAGCCCCCAGCGGAGGCGCTTCCCGCCGCGACCGTGGTAGTCGGCTTCATGCGCCGAGCGCCGACTTGCAGAGCGCATACAGCGCGAGGCGGTCCTGAAGACCATTCAGCCCGCCGTTGATGCGTTTCGTGATCGTGTTGAAGTCGCCCACGTCGGCCAGTGCGTTCAGTTCGCGTGAATTCCAGTACCAGGCTGCCGACTGCGCGGCGTTGCCCGGTTGTTCGAGCAGTTCAGGGCTGGTCTCAAGTGGCAAGGTCAGCGCGAGTCCGCACGTGCGATAGTTCGCGCGCCCGGTCACCTGGATCAAGCCCCGGCCCCTGTACCTGAAGCCGTCGCCCGGTTGATTATTGCCGAGATCCGCGCGCCCTTCGTACCCTTCCTGGGTCGGAGTCGGCCCCCACAGTTCACGGACATAGATCAGTCGTCCGGACTCGTGGCCGACCTGCGCGAGGAACGCGCTTTGGCGCGCTGGCGAATCAATCGCATAAAGAGCCATCGCCGCAGAAAGTGCATCGGCCCATGTCTGCGCGCGCTGGAGCGGGATGCCAAGGGCTGCGGCCAGTGTGTCAGGTGTCACATGCGTTCCTTCAGGGAAAGAATTTCTTGAATCCTCCAGCCGCGCCGTAAGCCGCGAGCCAGATTACCAGGTACAGACACGTCTTCCACAGGATGCCGAGCACCCCCTTGCCGATGTTGATCTGGAAACGCTGTGCCGCGCGTTTTTCCAGTTCGTCAACGATTGCTTTCACGTCGCTTTCGGTAAGCGTTCTTGGCTCCATTCTTCTTCCCCGATTCTCTTTGCCGCTTCCCGCTGACCGAGAGCGACAGCGTTATTAAGCTGGTCCTGACGCTGGGTGACTTCATTGCGCAGCGACTCTACGGACGCCTGTACGCCTACCGTGTGGCGCGCGGTGTCGATCAGCAGCACCGGCAACCACGCGATAGAGCAATCGAAGTTATCGACCATCGCGCCCGTTGACGGGTTCTTGCCGACGACATGCACCCAGAATTTGCACTTCGATTCGATGCATGCTTTCTGAAGAAGAGGACAGACGGGTGCTTTGCTCACGTCTTTTGCCCCACGACGCACTGGATGTAGTTCACACTGAATGTCTTCGTGTGCGAGTGCGCGCCGCCTCCGCCGGTGTTCTGAATGTTCGCGTTCCCGACGCCTATCGAGATATTGGCGTTACCTACCCCGGTGGTAGGTGTGTTGCCCGCCGACCCTCCGCCGGCAAAAGTATTCGCACCTCCGGACGTAACCACAAAAAACCCCGTAGCAGCCGGATGCGTGTGGCCTGAGTCAGAAGCAGCATGACTGTGCCCGGCATCCGTGTGTGCGTGTGCCGGCATCTCGCCAACAGACAGCGTATGCCCGTCGGTCGTCCACGTTGCGTTAAACAGGGCGCTGTAGCCTGTCGCGCCTGCAGCCGACCCCCCGCCGGACGGGACAATCTGAATCGTATAGTCGCTGAGCGTCGCATCCGTCGTCCATCCGGTAGGCGCAAAAGCCATATGGAAAACAGCCCGCGTGCCGCTAGGTGCGGTCAGCGTACCGCTAGGATTGGCGTTCGCATTCACTTGGTTGACGATGAAGTTGAAGTCAGCCATCAAAGGCGTTGCATCGACCAGTTGTCCGTCCTGAATGTTATTCGGTAGCGTTCCGATGATCGCCATTACCTACCCCTGATTGGTGTAACCGGTATCCTGATACCGGGCAAAGAACGTCCCGATTGACAGGGAATTGCTTGACGTTGCGAGCACATCGACGGCCATCTTCTGGAACACAAGCGGTGCTTTCCAGGGGATCGTGTACACCACCGGGATCTGCTGCGAAGTGGAATAGATTGCGCCGCCGCCCCATAACGCACCGCCGCCCCATATGATGCCTGAAGCCGGCGAGGTTACCTGGGTTGTGCCGATGGTGTTATTCCGCTGATCATAGCCGGTAATCTGATACTGCACCGAGGCTCCCGAACTGGACAGTTCAAGCGTGGACTCGACAACCTGTACCTCCGCCATGTGGTTCGTCTTCGGGAACGAAGAGGAACGCATATGCGAGACAAGTTGCGTGCCGTTGTCGTTGTAACTGCTGTTCGTGGTCGGGATGCCCTGGCTGATGAACAGCGCCGCGCCGCTCGCCGCGCCCGAAATCACGAACATGTTGGAGTACTGCGCCGCGCAGTCATACGGAAACGTGTGCGGACCGGTCCAGCGCTTGCGCCGGATGTCATACCAGTAGTCGTTGGTCTGCGGCACGCCGAACAGGGTTGTAGCGGCGCAAACCCGATAGATGTTGCCTGAGAACGCAGCCGCGATCCGTGAAGGCGTGGTTGCGTTCTGGAAAGGGACCTGCACGTCCGCTACGCCGTCATTGCCGGGCTGATGCGAGAGCGGACTCAAGACGCCCAGGAAGTTGAGCACGTATGGCGCGTCAACACCGACAAAGCAGATTCCGAACGTCACCTGTATCACGCTGCGCGGGGCAATCGTGCCCGTGGTCAGGGTGATGTAATTCAATGCCAGGTTACTGGTCGTCGGATCACCAGTCACTTGCCAGATCTGCGAGGCCTTGAACACGATCAGGGCGCCCACCACGCCGGCCGACGTAGTCTGGATAGGCAGACCCGATTGCGCGATGATCGGCGTGGTATCGCCAATCGTAAGTGCCTGGCTGGCATTTGTACGGGTCGTCGGCACAAGCACGTCGGAGAATTCCAGCACGTTGCCTACCGCGAAGTACGCCCGGTTGTTGTAGTTCGCAACCGAGGTCGGCACGCCGGTAAGCGGGTTCGTCGCGGTGTTCGCCGAGGTCCACGTCGGCGCGGCCGGGTTCGTGATATCGATCACGCCGAAGAAGTTAGAACCCGTACCGTTGAACCCCGGATGCGTGACGATAATCTTGGTGCTGATCACGGCCATTGTGGGCGGTGTCCACGCGCCGGAAGTCGCGGGCGAGGTCGGTGTGTTGCCGGCCGTCACGCCGCTGATCGTGATGAATGTGCCACCG